ATACCTAAATTTATATACGATAATCTTAAAACATACTTCAATGAAACTGAAAAACAAGATGTTGATTGGGATGAATTTCAAAGTTTTGTCCTGATGACTCATCCTAATTTAAACGACAGTAAAGTTAAAAGTTTTATTGCTTACGTCAATAAACTTGTACAAAATGATGACGAAGTTGAAAACTTTGTGATAAAAAATTTAAGCACTAGGCACTATGCCGACAAGATAGCTGATACTGCGTTCTCAGTCTCAAACGGAACAGCAGAGATGAGCGACATATCTGATTTACTACGACAATACAATTTAGAAGTTAAAGGTGTTGAGTGGGATTTAGCAAGCTTAAACTTAAGTGAAAATGAAATGTTTCACGAATTGCAAGATTTAAAAGATACAAAAAAATATAGTTGGTCGATACCAGAATTAGAATTAATGATGGGTCCAATTTCAAAAGGTGACTTTATCATACTTGCTGCGAGACCTGATGGTGGTAAAACAACTTTGTTATCTGCACAAGCAGTGAACTGGTGTAAGCAACTTGAAGACGATGAGTGTGTTTTATGGTGTAACAATGAGGAAGCTGGAAACAGAGTAAGACTCAGACAGATACAAGCTGGTCTATCTTGGACAACTGAGGAAGTTATGTTCGATGTAAAAAAATCTATCGATACATTTAACGAAAAGTTTGGTAAAGATAAAATTAAAATGCTTAACAGTTCAACGATGACTGTTCACGATATAGAGACAGCTATCGAAGCTTGCAACCCAAAAATAATTGTTATAGACCAGATATGGAAAGTGGGAGGCTTTGAAAAAACCAGTAACAACGGAATCGATAGGTATTCTAAGCTTGCTCAGTATGTAAGGGAACTTGCTAAAAAATACGGTCCTATCATAGGTGCTAGTCAATTAGATGCTACAGCTGACAATGAAAAATACCCTACGATGGGAGCTTTGTATAATTCTAAGACAGCAGTGCAAGGTGAAGCAGATGCTATTCTTACAATAGGACAAACGAAACAAGATGGACCAGACATAAGATTTTTGTCTGCTCCAAAAAATAAATTAGCGTATGCTAACAATGAGTGGCGTAACGTGGGAGCCACTGTACGCATTGATAAAGCAAAGGCTCAAATAATTACGATGAGAGGTGCATGATGAAAATCAATTGGTATGACACAGAAAACTATATTGTGCTTGATTTAGAAACTACAATCAAAGCTCCAACACCCCACTTTGGAGCGAGCCCTACCTACCCTAGTAATAAGGTAGTTATGATGGGATTTAATGAAAACGACCAAGAAGTTATTATTTATAAAAACAAAAAAGATATCGATGACTTTTGCAAAAAGGTAAATGAATCTGGCGTTATGCTGGTAGGACATAACATCGCTTTTGATTTGTTGTATTTATGCAAACATGGGTTTGAGTTTGGACATAATAATATTTGGGACACCATGAAGTTCCACTATATTCAAACAGGCAGACTAGAGTCTAACCCTAGCCTTGAAAGAGTTGCGAAGCATTGGAGGTTACCTTTCCGCAAAGATACTGAAATCAAAGAAAGGTTTAAAGCTGGCATAGGGGCGGATGAAATAGATGAAGCACTGTTATCCAGCTATTTAAAATCTGATGTAGATATTACATCCAAAGTTTTTTATAAACAAAAACAGTACATGGGTTTGCAAGGACATGACTTCAAAACGTACACAATGGAGATGATGAACGCTATAGGCGTTACTTCTGATATTACTAGACTAGGTTTGAATTTTGATGCTATTGCAGCCAAAGACATGATGACAAAAGATTTCCAATTGCTTACTAGTATGGAAAATGTAGTAGCTGAGAGATGGGAGAAGGAACTACCAGAGCCTATACTTTTTAATCCTAATTCATCTTTACAAGTAGAAAGCTTGTTGTGGGGTGGTAACTTTACTATAGCCACCAGAGAAAAAATTACAGATGAAAATGGTGTACCCATGCGTTTTAAGACAGGGGAAAATAAAGGTAAAATCAAAACAAAAATGGTTAATAAAAAAGTAGAGGTTTTAGGTTTAGTAAGTGAAAAAACTAGAAATATTTTTTCTGACAAAAAGTGGGAAAAGAAAAGCGGTGCTGATGTTCTTCAACATATTATTAAGTATGAAGATGAAAACACAAAAGCATCGCAGTTGGCAAAAGATATATTAAGTCTGCGTAACTTAGCAAAGAGTCATAGCACATACTTTAAACCGTATGTAAACTTTGCAGTTCATGACACGATTCATCCAGCCTATAATCATTGTGTAACACAAACAGGTAGACTGAGTTCCAGTAAACCAAATATGCAAAACATAAGCGGTAAGGAGGCTTCAAATGGTAAGATACAAAAGTATTTAAAAGCAAGAGAAGGTAAAGTTTTAGCTGAGTTTGATTATGCTCAACTTGAGATAAGAGTATTAGCTATGGCTAGTAAGGATAACCAGTTGATAGAGGATATCAATAGTGGCATGGATATGCACACGTACTTTGCCAGTAAAATATTTAATAAACCTGAAGCTGATATAAGCAAGGGCGAAAGAAAGATGGCTAAAGGTTTTAGTTTTCAACTACAGTACGGAGCAGGAGCTAAAGGTATAGCAAAGTTTTGGGATGTAAACCAGAGTTTAACACAATCTTTTATCCAAGAATATTACGAGAGGTATAGCCAGGTCAAATTGTGGCAATCTAATTTGGAAAAAGAAACTCAAGAGACTCTTGTCCACAAGGGCGATTTAAAAGATGGTAAAGCAGTCCCTAGATATTTCATCCCTTCTATATGGAGAGATAAGTTTGGTAAACCTATTACTCAATACTGCATTCTAGGCGATATATCTGGGTATACAGGTAACTTTTACCCGTCTCCAACAAAATGTAAGAACTATCCCATACAATCGGCTGCTAGTGACATCATGCTAGTTATGCTAAATGAGTTGCACAATCGTTGTAAAAACTTTGATATACAGCTACTTAACACTGTTCATGACAGTGTGCTAGTAGAACTACCTGACAATGGAGAGGCTGGGGCTATGTGTGAAAAGATTCGCATTATTATGACCCAAGCACCCCTTGTTTTACATAGGGTTTTTAATGTACAGTCTCCAGTAGAGTTTCCAGTAGACTTCGCTGTAGGCACTACATTAGAAGCTGTAAAAAGTGTTTGATTATTTATTTTTATTTTGTTAGACTTTAATTTTTAGAGAGGATTTATTATGAAAGAGAGTGGAAGTGGCACAATTAGTCGTATAGGAAACAACAGTAAATCATTCCAAATGCAGGAAACTGAGGATAAATGGTTTGGTGCATTTAATATGAGCCAACTGCAGGATGCAAAAGTTGGCGATAAAGTCGAGTTCTTTTATGAATCAAGAACTAAAGACGGTAGAACATTCCATAACATTAGTGGTAATATAAAAAAGGTAGCGACAGCAGAGTCAACAGGTTCCTCCTCTGTTACCCCCACCTCTGCTACGCTACCAACTAAAGACATTTCAATAATTAGACAAAGCTCTACTACTAATGCTGTGAAGGTTGCAGAGTTGATGATACAACAGGGCGAAAAATACAATGAAGAACAACTTATGGCATTTATTAAACGTGTCAGAGCAGATTTCGTAAAGTATAGCTCACTACAAGATACTGAAGACGATGATAAAGAGCCTAACGAAGGAGTCGTAGCTCTTAAAGCAGCCCAGTGAAAGATGTAGTCGCTCTTTTTGATGGCGATGTTGTAGCCTACAGAGCAGGATTCGCAGCAGAAAAGAGATACTACTTCGATGTAAGACACCCTCCTTCATCCCCTGGGAGGGTGACTTACGATACCAAGAAAGAAGCCTTACAGAACATACCACAAGAACATATAGGACATGATAGAAACTTAGAACCTATCGAAAACGCACTACAAAACGCCAAGTCATTAATAAGCCAAAGCTTAGAATCAATTAAAGAAAAATATCCAGAAGCCACGATACATTATTTTACTTTTGTATCTGGCAATAAAAAGAAACAAAACTTTAGAAAACAAATAGATGCTAAATACAAAGCACACAGAAAAGCAGAACATAGACCTACTTATCTACAAGACATTCTACAATATCTAGTAGACAACCATAATGGCTTTGCAACTGAGGGTTGCGAAGCAGATGATTTTTTCGGACACGCACAAACAGAAGCCATAACAAACGACAAACTACCTATTATTGTATCTGTTGACAAAGACCTAAAACAGTTAGCTGGAGTACACCTAAACTTAGTTACAAAAAACTTTGAGGAAGTTACACCAGACCAAGCCAGAGTATTTTTTTGGAGACAGATGCTACAAGGAGATGCTGCAGACAATATTGTAGCTATTTCTGGCATAGGAGAGAAAAAAGCAAAGAGGTATATACCTGATGGCACAGACGATACGAAAGCGAAGGAAGTCGTACAAGACTTCTACCAAAAAGAGTTCAAAGAAAGCTGGAAAAAAATCTACAACAACAACGCCAAGCTCTTATGGATATGGCGTAAAATCCCAGACGAGTGTCCGTACACGTTCTAAAAAAAGAACTAAGACAACAATCAAACCATATAGCTCGAACTACGAGTATACCATCGCACAACATTTATTATCTGAGGGGGTAAAATTTGAATATGAACCGACACGAATTGATTACCGAGTGCCAATTAGAAAAGGCTGTTGCGAAAAGTGTGGGAGTAACACTGTTAGTAAGCTGGCTAGTTATACTCCTGATTTCTTCATTCCTAGCACAGGACTTTGGATCGAGACCAAAGGGAAATGGGATAGTCAGGGCAGAACCAAGATTATTGCAATACTCGAATCTTCTGACACCATAAACCGAGACAATTTTAGGATGTTATTTATGTATAACAACTGGATAACAAAAAACCATAAATCAACATATATGCAGTGGTGTGAACAGCACGATATCATCGCTGCTGTAGGAAAAACTGTACCTTTGGAGTGGTGTAAATAATGAAAAAACTATTTAGAAAAAGCAGTAACACTGCTGTCATGATTATTATATTAGAGTTATTAGCAGGTATAGCCATTTTATCTGCTATTTATTATGAGTTAATCAATCTCTCATTTAAAATGGTATATTAAGGAGTTGCCAATGAAGCACGTTATGATACCCGATACGCAGATATTTCCAGGTTCTAAGACAGAACACATTATCGCTGCAGGTAAATACATCAAGAAACACAAACCTGATAAGATTATAATTATCGGAGACTGGTGGGATATGCCTAGTCTATCTTCTTATGATACTGCAGGTGATAAAGGGTGGGAAGACAAAGACGTGAAGTCTGACCTAGAAGTTGGGCTTACCACTATGACAAAGTTCTTAAAAACTTTGCGTAGTTTTAAATACAGCCCAGAGATACACTTTGCTGTAGGTAATCACGAAGACAGAATATCCAGAGCAGAGTCCTCTGCAGAACACAGAAGAATGAGTGGCTTTGTAAACCTGGAGGAACAGATTCTTGAACCTTTACGAAAGTTAGATGTAAAAACATATAACTTTCTTGATATCTTTGTGTTAGATGGTATCTGCTACTCTCACTATTTTGTTAATCCAACTAGTTTATTTCCTAATCCCATTGGTGGAACCATTGAATCTAAACTTAAAAATTTAGGGCATAGTTTTACTATGGGACATCAACAACATAAACAAGCTGGAGAAATATTTACTTGCACAGGAGAGAGAAGAAGAGGTCTCGTATGTGGTAGATTCTATCAAGATAACCACGAATATTTAGGTCCACAGAAAAACGCACAAAGTTGGTCTGGGATTCTAATGAAACATGAAGTGCATAATGGTGACTATGATTTGATGGAGGTAAGCATGAATTACTTGTTGAAGGAAACCTAAAATGACATTGACTCCAGATGAATTAGCAGAAAGAGTTGCAGAACGCTACGACCCAGATATGATAGTAGAGTTGCTAGGGATATCTAGTAGGCAACTGATAGATGCTTTTTTTGAAGAATTTATTGATAAAAGACACAAGTTTAAAGATGAAGAAGAACCTTACCCAGAGGAGTAATCCGTATGCAAAAGAAGGTACAACCTAAGAAAAAAACCACACCAGTTACAAAAAGAAAAGGGTGTACGAAAGAAAAAGACGTTATCTTTCAAGCGACTTGTATCATAGAAGGAGCACACCAAGTAACAGTTAAACTAGGTAGAGAAGTAGAAGAATTGCAATTCAAAAATACCTATGAGAAACTAAAAAAATTATATAAGGAGCTAGACTAAATGCAGGAGATGTACCAAGAATATATACACCAGTCTCGATACTCAAGGTATAGAGACGATTTAGGTAGGAGAGAAACTTGGAAAGAAACGGTAGATAGAGTCAAAGACTTCTGGGCAGACCGTATACCCAGTTCTATGAAAGAAGACCTAGTAGATGCTATGAACGCTGTAGAAGAAAAAAAGATTATGCCTTCTATGCGTATCATGATGTCTGCAGGCAAAGCTTTAGCAGAGCATCATGTAGCAGGCTATAACTGTGCTTATGTGCCGATAGATGACCCAAGAGTTTTTTCTGAGATTGTATACATTCTAATGTGTGGTACAGGTGTAGGCTTCTCTGTAGAAAAGAAGTATGTAGATAAACTTCCTTCTATCTCAGAAGATATGTTAGATTCTAACACCACCATAACAGTGGCAGACTCTAAGCTAGGGTGGGCTAACGCTTATCGAGAACTAATATCACTGTTGTATGCTGGATTTGTACCTAAGTGGGACTTATCAAAGGTAAGACCTGCAGGAGCTAGGCTAAAAACATTTGGTGGTAGAGCATCTGGTCCAGAGCCTTTGCAAGATTTGTTTCGCTACACTGTAGAAACATTTAAGACAGCACAAGGCAGACAGCTTACTACTCTTGAGGTACATGACATCGTATGTAAGATAGCTGATATCGTAGTGGTGGGAGGAGTACGCAGAAGTGCTCTGATATCTCTTAGTAACTTATCTGATGAAAGACTCAGAGGAGCAAAGTCTGGTCAATACTGGCTCCCCTTAGAAGAAGGAGGAGCACCGCAAAGAAGCTTGTCTAATAACTCTATAGCATATACCTGCAAACCTGATGTAGATTCTTACATGGCAGAAATGGTAAGTATGTGTAAAGATAAAAACGGAGAAAGAGGTATCTTTAGCCGTTATGCTGCTCAGACCAAATATAAGGGGCATAGGAGAGACGAGAACCAAGAGTGGGGGTGTAACCCATGCTCAGAGATTCTGTTACGCCCTGCTCAATTCTGTAACCTTACAGAGGTTATTATAAGACCTGGAGACACTCTTGATGATTTGAAGGTAAAAATACAGCAAGCTACCTTTTTGGGTACGCTACAAGCTACCCTTACCGATTTTAAATTCTTGTCAAAAAGATGGAAGATGAACTGTGATGAAGAGGCTTTACTTGGGGTAAGCCTTACAGGATGTGCTGACCACAAAGTATTAAATGGATATAGAAAGTCTGCTGTCAGGAAAGACGAAGCCATCGAATGGTTGGAGGCTCTGAAAGAGGAGTCAGTAGAGGTAAACAAAAAGTATGCCAAAAAGCTTGGTATAAACCAAGCTGCTGCTGTGACTTGCGTAAAACCTTCTGGCACAGTATCTCAACTTTGTGACACGGCATCTGGTATCCACCCTAGATTCTCCAAGTATTATATTCGTAGAGTAAGAGGAGATGTTAAAGACCCTCTTAGTCAGTTTATGGAAAAGGCTGGCATACCTTGTGAGCCAGACTCTTACAACAAAGAAAACGTAGTTTTTTCTTTTCCTATAAAAGCACCAGAGGGCAGTGTATTTGCTGATGATGTAGATGCTATAGAGCAACTAGAGATATGGCAGTTGTACAACGATTACTACACTGAGCATAAGCCTAGTGTGACTATCTACTATTCAGAAGATGAGTTTCCAGAGGTGTGTGCTTACGTTTGGAAACATTTTGATTCTATGTCTGGTATATCTTTCTTACCTAGAAGTGACCACACATACGCCCAAGCACCGTATGAAAAAATAGATAAAGAACAATACAAGACTTTGTTAAATGCTATGCCAAAAGATATAGACTGGAAGCAACTAGCAGAGTTTGAAACAGGGGATAATACTTCTGTCCAACCTGAGTTAGCCTGTCATGCAGGTGGATGTGAATTGTAGTATGGAGTGCTGGGCTTGTGGAAGCGTCTTGATTTCAGTAGATGGTAAACCTGTTTGCCCAGAATGTTCTTCCCATAAAAAAGACCCCTCCGAAGAGGGGTAAGAGAGGTTCTTAGTCTGGCACTCCATCATAGATACGTCTTCTATCGTATTTATTTTCTATAGCTCTCATGTCAAATAGTAGTGCCTGTATCTGTCTTCTTCTTTCTGGATTGTTTCTTATCTGTGGTCTACGAAATAAACTTCTTAAGTAAGTTCTATCTGTAGAAAACCTGTATATCACACTTCTAGGGTCTTTAGCAGCCAAAGAAAATCTCTCTGCTTTACTTCCTGATTTTGCATCACCAGATAAAAATATCTTCTTCGCTTCTTTTTCCCCAATGATATTTATCAAATCATCTAACAACTCTACTTTGCCATCTTGTAGGGCAAAGTTTGTTTGTAAAACTTTTTCATAATCAGCTAGTATTTTTTGTGAGTTTATTTCTCTAGCTGGGTCTTCTAATGTTTGGGCAATACTTCTTCTCCACTCTATCCTTTCTTGGTCTTCTGTTTTCTTCAGGTGCTTCAAAGCATACCCTGTAGAAGCTTTCATAGATAACTTGTGTTCACTCAAACCTGTAATATTATAGCCTTTCTCTGCAAAGGCTTTTCCTATTTCTGATACATCTTTTGGAGGGTTGTACCCTTGACCATAAGCTTTATTGATAAGTATTTTATCTAGGTCTTGTAAAGAAGAACCTGAATCAAGAAACAAAGGTTGGTCTGATTTAAACAAACCTGCATCAGCAGATACATCAATAACGTGATTTACAAACGTGGGAGTAATAGAGTTCATTAGATTGTTTATGTCTCTAGCTCCACCATCTCCTGTTGCTAAGTTAACTAATGAGGTACTAGCTTGCAGAATCAAAGATGGGTCTGTAAATGGAGATAAAAATTGTGCGGCAGCTTTTGGTAACCCTTCTGCTAGTACAGCATTTGGGTCTCCACCACTAGCACCCTCTATTACCATAGGTGCTATCACACTGGTTAAAGGTGCGTATGGATTAGAGTAGGATAAATCCATATACTTAACTTCTTTGTCACCGTTTGGAGCATCTACAATATCAGTGACAACTAACGCTCCATACTTGTGCCAAGGCATAGCTAGTTTTCTTACAGATTCTATTTTATCTGTGTGTCCGTTAGTATCGTTCATCGCTGCTGCTATAACAAAAGGTGATGAAGCTAATCCATAAAAAGATGCTTGTCTTGTTAAAGCTCTTTTTATTAAAATATTACCAGCCTCGCCTCCCATAGCAAAGCCCTCTGTTAGTTCATCTGCAGTGGTTTTCAAAATGTTGTAAGCATTTCTAAAAACTTCTGCTGGGTAAGTAGAGAAGTTGCCTAGTATAGGCACTCTTCTCATAGCATCTATAATCGCTGGTGCTCTGTTATAAACAGGCATCAAACGAAGAGTAGCTCTGGTAGCTAATTCTTGTATAATATCTTCATCAGTGTAGGGTACTTCTACCCCTTGTCTAGCAAACTCTGTGCTTTCAAAAGAAGTTTTACCTCCTCCGTATTGAAGGATAGTTTTGTCTCCTTTTATTTGTTCTGGTCTAAACCTTTGTGGTGGTACTTCTTCTATCGGACCCTCTGCAAATTTTGTAGGTAAAGAACCTTTTATTTCATCTGTTTTTGCTTTCCTCTGTGCTGGAGTCATCGCTTTCCACAGCTTTGTGTGGTGGTCTAGTTCTCCTAAAAACGTAGCTACTTTACTAAAGTCATCTATGTTGCCATAAAACTCCAAAGCTCTGTTGTATGTTCTAGGAAAAGCAGCGGCTAAACCTCCGCTAAATATTTTTTCCATCATAGTAGGGTCTGCATCTATGTCCCTGCCTAGCCTTACAAGTATCTGCCCTATTTCAACAGAGGTAGAAGTAACTCCTAATCTTTTTACTCTATCAAACAAGGCTTCTCTTTGTGTCTTTGATAAAGTTTTTGTTACTAACAAAGCTCCTTTAATGTTACCACTACCTACTACAGCTAAACTTGCTCCTATAGCATTTCTTAAAATGCCTACAGGACTTAGAGGAACTTTACCTATCTTTATAGCCCCTTGTGCTCTAGCTACCTGATTGAGTACAGCACCAAAGCCTGCATTACCAAAGATAGTTTCTTTGTCAGAAAACTGTGTTACAGCAGGTTTTAGTCGTTCTGCTACAGTTCTTGGAATCCACACAGAACTAGCCTCTGCTGTAATCCTGTTTGACTCTACTCTAATTAATGAGTTTGTTCCTTCCCCAATAACAGGAACAAAGTCCTCTTTAAATAATCTTTGTGAAGGGTTAGTAGCTAGATA